GCCGCTACCGCCAGCGCCGCCAGTTCCACCGCCACCGCCGCCGCCAGTAACTGCCGCAGAGATTGCCCCGCCCGCACCGCCACCGCCGCCAAACGCGGTCAGGAATGAGCCGAAGGTAGACGATCCACCGACACCACCAGCACCGCCAGCAGCACCCGCAGTTCCCGATGCGCCAGCCGTGCCGCCCGCACCAATCGTGACGGTGACAGTAGCGCCCAGATCAGACGCAGCGAACACGCCGCGCTTCCAAGCCCCGCCGCCGCCGCCACCACCACCCTTGCAAACCACGGCAGTAGCCAGCGAACCACCGCCACCGCCGCCGCCACCCGCGCCGATGATTTCAACGATGACGACTTTCGGCGTGAAGCTAGTCGGCTTGGTCCAAGTCTGTGCGCCCGAACTGGTGAACGTCTGGATATCTGGCACCTGGCTAGGCACCTTCGGTACGCCGTTGGAATCGTAGTGAACCCACATGCCGCCGCCGTAGCTGACGGATTCACCGGCCAAGAGCGTAGCCTTGTAAACCGTGTCGGTGTTCGTTCCGTCCGTGCGTTGAAACGTCACATCGCACTGCGTGCTGGCGTGGTTGTTTCGGCACTGAAGTTCGTCAACGCGTTTGGTTGTGCTCGCCGCTCCGATGACGACAGAGGTAGTCGTCGCCGTGGTGATAGAGGCGAGAATGACGGGAGCGGTAACCGTCCCATCCACTACAGGTGGCGTGGCCGTGCTGACAGCCACAACCGAGCCGCTGATTTCAATATCAGCAGCAGCGGACGTGACCGCTTGCAGGATGTGGCTGGTGCTTGAGCCGATTAACATTACGCGATCCGAATCAGGCCGTTGGTGGCATCGTTCGTCGGCATGGTCAGCGTGAAGTTGCCTGCCGTGACCGTGGTTGCACCAAAGGTGTGGATGCTGACCGACTTGTTGCCCTGCGTGGAGTTGTAGAGTTGCACGCAGTCAAACGAGGTTGCAAGCGTCACCGTAGTCCACGCGAACGAGGCAGAGGGAGTCCAGAATGCCGTCGTTCCCGAAGTGCTCGGTGCAACGGCATTGGTGACGGTCACACCGCCTGCGGTGTAGTTCGTACCGCTGACTTCGTTGGTCGTGCTGTAGGTTGCAGTCGCCGCGTTGAGCGTGGCAGTCGCAAGGAATAGCGCGGCCTTGAACGTGTCCGTGGTTGGCGCTGTCAGCGAAGTCCGCGACGTGAGAGTCACGGAACCGAATTGATGCGCACCAACGAGCAGTTCGCCCTTGAAGCTGGTGCACATGGCTTGTGTGTTTGCCATAGTCTTTCCTTAGCCGACTTGCGCGGCAGTTCCAAAGGCGACAACGCCCTTTTTGTCATAGACGTACACGTCATTCCTGACTAGTTCGTCGCCCAAGAAATGCTGCACGTTCACCTTCGCATAGTCCGGGGTGTCTTCCCAGATCGGTTGCAGGCGAAGTGACGAAGCGGGGATGTTCCCCTTCGTGGTGTAGATCAGAGGTTCGTCAGTCATTGCAGTCCAATCACTTTGCCATCCGGGCCACGGATGACGGTGCGGGGTTTGGCGAATTGCTCTGCCAAGGCTTTCATGGCCTCGGCGAGCGCAAGATTAGTGTCTGGCTTGTCCTCTGCTGGCTCGGTAGCATCCTCCGCACCAGATTCCGCATCCGCCGCGCTCGCAGCCTTGGCAGATGCGCTGATGTTCGCCACGACAACCTTCGTTTCGTTGTCTTGCAGCGTCTTCCAGCGGTTGAACTCGTCCTGCATCTGCGCCATTCGAGCTTGGTGCTCAAGCTCCAATTGCTTCAGTTGTGCCTGATGTTGCGTCGTGAGCATGGAGCGCTGCGCCTCCAGCTCGTTCTGATGCTGCACCTGCTCGGCCTGCATCTGCTGCTTCCACTGCTCAAGCTGCATCGTGCGCTGAGCGTCCCGCTCGCTTTGCTGGTCGGCAAACTGCAGTTCCATCTGCTTCAGTTGCGCGGTGCTTTGGTCCTTGGACTGCTGGAGTTGCATCTGCGCCTGAGCCTTGACCATTTCAGGATCAGGAGGCGGAGGCGCAGGGTTAGCCGCTTGCTGCTTGGCTTGCTCCAAGAACTGGTCAATGTCGCCCTCCACGGTCTTGCCGACCTTGAAGCCGCTCACGCCGAACTTCAGGAGTTGACCCAACAGGGGAGCAAGACTCGGAGGGGCTTGGATGGCTTCTTTGAGGAAGCCTGAGACTGCACCCAGGAAGGCAACCCGCTGCTCTTTCTCCAAGTTCTCGTCCATCATGACGAGAGAGTCAGCCTCTACGTCGATACGGAACGAGCGGAGCGGGCCGGACTTGAGCAGTTGAATCGCGGGCTCAATGAATGGCTTATCAGCCTCGCTCAGTTGCTCCACCGCGCCAATCATCATGATGGTCTGCGGCTGGAACTTGGAACAGATGATCTGAGCCTTGATTCTCAACAGTTCACAGGCGAACTCGCTAACCCCGTTCTGCATGTCGCGCAGTCGGAGGTTTGCGTACTGGCCCTTAAGCTGTTGGGCGCCTAGCGTCTCGTTCGCATCCGTGGCGCCGCGAACAATGTCGCTGATGCCAGTGATCTCGAAGACGTGCTGCTTGACCTGATCGAAGGCTTGATACGCCGCGAGCAAAGCATTGAAGATCGGCGTCAGGTCAACGAGGTCAATCGAGCCCTTGAGGCCCTGTTTCTCAGCGAACGCCGCCCAGTTCTTGACTGGGATCAGGTCGTTGTTCCCACCCTCAGTGAACAGGCGCTTCAGTTCAGGGATAGCCGCATCGTGGACGCCCTTAACCTGTAGGGCTTTGATGAGCCCGTCAATGCGGTCACTGAGAATGTCGAGTTCTTCGGCTTGGTCCTGATACAGCGTGAAATCAGGCGTCGGGATCAGGCTGTCAGTCGTGAGCGTGGCAAAGAGCGGCTTAGGACAAGGCCAGAATTCCTCCAAGCCAAGAGGATCATCCCGCACGTCCAGCGGCGTTGCTTGGCTCTTGCTGATCCAAATCGCCTTACCCGATGGCTTGTGCCACAGTTCGTAGATGACGGCTTGATACTCACCGTCATTCGATCCGGGCGTCTTCTTCAGTTCCTCGGGCTTCGTGTCGAGGGGGATCTGACTACCCAATTCATCGCCGAACCGCTCAATCAGGGCTTCGCGCCCCATGTATACCTTGCGCCACACACAATCGACTTCAGCCCAGGTCCGTGCGACTTGGTGGCCGAAGTCCTTCCAGTGAACGTAATCCACCGGGCAGCATTCGTAGTCCAGCTCTTCGTGAGTCGGGGCTTCGTCCTGATCCTCGGTGATCTGAACGCCATCATCCGGCACGGCCTTCATGTGCGGCTCATACCGCACCCAAGCCACGCCGCGCCCGCCTAGGAAACGGTCATACACCGCGTCTCTGAGGGAAGTCGGGTAGTCGGGGTAATGCTCGATTTCGTACTCTAGGGCACGCTCTAGGATGAGCGAAGCCACCCGGCCGACAGGATCGTTGTCCTTGAACCGGCGGGAAACGTCAGGTTTTGGAAGGCGGGAGAAGACAGCCGGAACCAGCGTTTGCACGTTGGACCACAGGATGTTGAACTTCGCGGTCTTCCGTTGCTGCGCCTTGGCGTCTGTGTACTTCTCAAGCAGGCGCTTAACCCGCTTCTCCCAAGGGGCGAATTCCTTTTCGTAGGCCGCGATGATCCGCAGCCACTTCTCCACCCCTTCGAGTTCTTCAGCCATCACACACCAGCGGCGGGAGCGTAGAAGAAGGTCACGTCAATGGTGCCGCCTACCGTGGCGTGCAGACCAAGACTGCCGACCGTGGCAGGGAAGCGGTGGAACGTGCCAGCAGCGGGGGTGATCGTGCCGCCCATCACCGTACCGCCTGCGCCGCCATCACGGAGCACGAGGGTGCCTGCCGTGGTGGAGTTGACGTAGAACCCAAGCAGAGTACAGGGGAGAGTCGTTACAGCCCCCGTTGCCGTGATGTTCTTGTAATTGCCGCCTTCGTAGACTGCACCGGACATTTAGATTCTCCCGGATGGTTTGGGGGCCGATTGATATAACTCCTCCAATGATACCGAAGGAATACCGACTGTGATACCCCTCATGGGCGAATCTTGCGGCTTTGGAGGGTCTGCGAGTTGCATTATGAGGCAACCGTAGGAAAACGCATCTGCCGGGTGTGACGCCCAGTTATGGATAGGTTCGCGGGAGAATACGTTTAGTTCCTCGTTCCATTCATACTCCCAGGCCGTCAAACCGTCGATACCGTCCTCGCACAGTGTTTTGTGAATCTCGCACTTCTCAATAACTGCGCGGGCTGCGCTGATCTGGTCGAGCTTCTTTGAGGCAGGAATAACGGAGATTTTGTCAGCCCCAAAGCCTGCAACGAACCTTTCCATGCTCGTGTGCTTGCTTTGGAAGGTTTTCGCCCTAGCGTCAGGCGGGAGCCAGATAGTGCCTAGCTTGGCCCCCATGTCTTCGATGTTCTTTTGAATGCGCGGTATCCAGTCATCCGCGTCTAACCCGCTATCTCCATCGTAGAGTAATACCTTATACCCACCTAGGCACCTTTGCCAATACCACCAGCCCGCAGTATCTCGGAAACCAATATCGCTAGATACTTCGATAGGCAATCCGAGGGGATCATACATAACCCCAGTATGTATTCTCCCCTCGCGTTCTGCTCGGTTAACCCACTTGGCAAGGATCGCGCCCTGTCCCGCACCATAGGCCCCGTTCCAGATGTGCTCTGCCTTGTCGGGGTCCACGATGAAGTCGTGCTCCATCTCTTTGCGCAGGACTTCGGGGAACCACGGGTTATCGCGCCAGTTGATGAGGACTGACTCAGCATCCGGTGGCGGGTTCTTGCGAAAGAAAGCGTCTACCGGGTCTGTCTTGTATCGAGGGTTCCAGCTAAACCAAAGCTCCGAGCCATCCCGGCGAAGCGTTGGCCGTAGTAGGTCTAGGGAGTGCTGGCTAAGGGTCTGCGCCTCCTCTACCCAAGCAATGTCATAGCCCTCTAGGGACTTGATGTTCGCAGCGTTGTATGACTGCATGCCCTTGAAGATGATGGCCGAGCCATCGGGGCCGCGTATCTCAGCCTCCAGCACCTCAAAGAATGGCATCAGGCCCAGTTTCTCGATCTTGTCGATCAGAAGCTGGCGCACCGAGTCTTTGATGCTGTTTTGGACTTCCCGGATGCAGACAACCCGCGTGGGCTTCTGGTAGCACCGGATGATGACTTGCTCGGCGAAGAAGTGCGACTTAGCCCCACCACGCCCCCCGTATGCGCCCTTGTAGCGCTTTGGATAGAGCAGTGGCTTAAGCTTGCGGGGGACTTCAAGCCTTAGGGTCAACGATCATCACCTCGATGGCTTGGCGAACCGGGCCTCCCTCTGCGCCCGTCACCTCTACCGCGCTCAGGTCTGCCACGCTCTTACGCAACAGAATCTCGATTGCCTTGATGCGAGTAGGCGACAATTCTTCAATCACGCCAAGTGCATGATCTGAAAGGGTTTTCACCAAGAGACTAGCCTGAATCTTTGACCTTACGTCATCTTGGTGCAGCTTTGTCATTTTGCGCGCTGCCATTGCACTGCATCAAAGTGGTTTGATGGGGTGATTATGCGCTAAATGGCTGCGAGAAGAAAAACCGCCGACCCTCAGTCCGCACACAGGCGGGAGGACACCTGCTCGGATTCCTGGGGAGTCACCTGATGTGCTCGGGTGGGCGTGGCGAAATCCGGGCTGAATGAATATTTCCAGAATATGTATGCCGCGACTGGCGTGTTGCCAAGGAATGATCCACGCGAGCTGAAACACTCCCACATGCCGCGCCATTTTCTGATTCTCGGCTTCACTTGCTCTGCTCCAGCGCATCTAGCGCCTCGGGGATGCTGGTTACAAGCCACACGGCGCCACCTTGCCATGCCTCGATCCATCGCTCTTGGTCTGGTGTGAGTTTACGATGGGATGGCGGCTTTGTGCCGTCTTTGCACTCCATAAGCAACGTCATTCCTTTGTAGCCGACGAGTAGATCAGGGCACCCATGAGACTGTGCCGCTAGGCTTTGAACGCTTGCGCCGGCCGATCTGAGAGCGTCAACGATCTCGGCCTGGTTGTCGTCTACCTTAGCGGCTCTGCGCATCTAGGGCTTCCTTGCGGCGTCGATGGCGGCATCTGCGTCATCGCCTGTCAGTAAAGTCAAAACCTCGCCTACCTCGCAATCAATCCAGCATCCAGCGGCGTCGCCAACTGTTTGCAGAACATCGCGTGGGCTTCGGTTACGCAGGTACAAATACCGCTCCGCGTCCTCTACCACAGCCTTTAGGGCGTCTTGAAGGGCTGCGCGGGCCTTGTAGTAATCGGATGGGCTGCCGTCTTCGTAGTC